TATGAGCGACACCACCAGTATTGACGACCTCCCTTTAAGTAGCCAAACGCCGGGTTCGGGACACACCCCCTACGGGGGCGGCAATATCGGCGGCGGTGGCGGGGGCGGCGGCGCGCCACTCATCTACTCACCCAATGTAGGCGGCGAACCAATGTCATCGCACGGACCGACACAAATCCCCGGCAATGTTATGAATGAAGTCCTCCAAGGCGTCCAGCGTGCCAGCGCCAACGGGATGACAATGATACCTACGAGAGATATTCCGATGAATCCCAACTCATACACACACGATGACCAGTCGCGACCCAATTATGTTCCGCAACCGCCCGGGGCTGGGTCAGGCCATTTCTCCGACGGCGCGGGCACTCACGATTATATCAAAGAACACACCTCAATGGAAAGCATTGTCCGCGCCAACGCGCGCCAGTCTAACCAAATAGACACCCTTGAAGCGATTTATTACGACTTTCAAATGCCGATACTCATCGGAGTGCTCTATTTCATCTTCCAGATGCCCGTTTTCCGCGCACAGCTGCTCCACTTCTTGCCGTCATTATTCGGCGAAGACGGGAATTTCAAAATGATGGGTCTAACGGCAACCAGCGCGATGTTCGCAGGCACATTTTTCGTCATTATGAAAGTATTCAATAAGTTGGGAGAGGGACTGAGGTGATATTATGTTTGTTTACGCTTCCGCGTCTTCTTCTTCGCCTTCGCATCCTTCGCCCCCGCCGCGTGCTCATACGGAATATATCGCAAGAACCATTCCTCAAATTCACGCGAATCACGCTTCCCCTTCAACTCTTCGTATTTCTCTGTCTTCTCAAATCGCATTGACTCCAACGTCGGTTGTTTCCCATAACAATTGATACTGAAACGCCGTAATAATCCACTCTGCTTGAGGCGGTTATGTTGCTGGACGTCAAAGAGAAATTGTGACATACACAGAATGCGGTTGATGTCATAGTATACGCGGTCAGCGTAAATAAACGCCAAATAAAAACTCAACATTGTATCTATTGTCGCAATACGGATAGACTCGCCCTTGCCCGCTCCTGCGTCGCCGGCGCCGTCACCGGTACCGTTTACCCGTATTGTATTATAACTATGGCACGCGAGAGGTTTATACAAGAACGCGATGACTTCATCGCCGATACGAATATCGTAATGCTCGGAAATGACCTCGCCGACACCAGCGTGCTTTGTGTATTTAACGCCGGTATACTTATGAGCGGTGAGTTCGCGGACTACGGCCTCGCATAACTCGCGGGGTTCTTCCGAGAGAATATCAAAATCGGGGATTTTCTGGACGATACGGCGGCGGTGTTTTGGCATATATCGCGAATACAGGATATTCGCATACCCGCCGAAGAAGACTGCGCGGTTCTTAATGAATACGTCCCGGACGATATTATAGACATCGGTCTCTGCGAGTTCTTTCTCTTGGTTGCTGGAATAGGACACATTGGATTTATGGACAGAGTATTCTGGGCTCCTGCTCCGGCTCCGGCTCCTGCTCGGGCTCGCAGTCGCGTCGGTGTCGCTCGCTTCTCGGCTCTTCTTCGTCACCGGGCTCGCGTCGATGTCGCTCGCTTCTCGGCTCTTCTTCGTCACCGGGCTCGCGTCGATGTCGCTTGCTTCTCGGCTCTTCTTCGTCACCGGGCTCGCGTCGATGTCGCTCGCTTTCATAGAATATAATACAAAGATATCATCCGCTCCAAGTAATCTCTCGTATGTCGCAATTAAACGATAACGATGTGTAAGTTTATCTTCCTCTACCGTATACTTGAAATCGCCAATCGTCTCCTCGTGGGAAGGAACGGTGTGATACAAACGCTTCAAATACGCACCCAGATGATGATATTTCCGAATTACGGTGCTAATTGCCTTTCGCTTAAGCGCCTTTACTGAACGAGTCGTGCTGCCGCCGCCCTTTTTAACCGTCAACGACGCCGACCGGGACGCCGACCGGGACGCAGACCTTTTCCGCGTTCTTGAAATACTAACTTCCCCCGTATTCGCCTTTGTCGCCCCTTCAAATCCGCGCTGGTATTCTATTTTATCGCATTGATAGCCTTTCAGTGGGTAATGAGTGTTCAATAATGTCAAGCGTTTCTGGACCTTCTCCCAACGTGATACGTCGCCGTCGGGGCGCGATAATTCTAAATACATTGCCATCCGAAGAAAGTCGGGCGGAGCATACCGGATTCCTTTTTTTACAATTGCGTCGCGAGAGATTGCCTTGAATAGCGCAGGTTCCATCTGGGTTATGTCCGCAATCCCCGTAAAGTTCACGAACACCTTATACGTCCCGTGATGGACGCCAGATTTGGCTTCTACGTCTTCATATCCCGCCTTGTAATATATATCCGCTAGCTCCTTCGCATCGTCTAGAGCATTATCCGAATAAAAGTCATAATCGGGGAGTTCAATGTCCTTATTATAAAACTGGGCGTCTTCTGGGAGGATATTATTGATGGCGGTCCCGCCATAACATACGAGCTTTTTACGCGCGATGAAATCCTCTACGATGGATATGATTTTTTTGACTTGTGGATCTTGGATGATTTTCTCGCCCTTTCGCTTTTCCATTAAATCTACGGCAGCGCGCAGGATTTCAAGCTCTTTTTCTTCATATGACTTATTGTCGTCACCGTGGCCGTCGCCGTCGCCGTCGCCGTGGCGGCGTTTGTTCTTCCGCGACATCTCAAGTAATTCTCGTTATATAACCTAACATATAACAAGAAAATATTAACGCCTCCACTCGGTCAATCGTCATCAATCGTATTCTTGTATGACGAATGATATTGTAAAGGAATTTTGCGGAGCGAGTGGAGCCGACCCGCAGGGTGTTCTTGTATGACGAATGATACTGTAAAGGAATTTTGCGGAGCGAGTGGAGCCGACCCGCAGGGGTAAGGCGCAACGAGAAACGCAAAATTACAGGGTTATCTTAACCCCACCCGCCGCCTCCGCAGGTCTTGACTCCATAGACGCCTTCGGATTGGGCGGTTTCGGTGGCGCAATCGTAATCGGAACATACCTTAGGTCCTCCGGTTTCAAAATAAACGCATATCCCACCGACGCGAATTTATCCTCATAAGCCTTCAACTTCTCGTCACGCGCCTCCTCCTGAAAACACATTGTGGCAATTTGGCACCCCCATGTGAAAGGCCCATTATGTCCGTCGTTGATGGGCCGCCCCCCTTTATCCGGAACCACCAAACACATATTCTTCTTATTCGCCTCTTTAAATGCCTGCGGGTCACCAACATTTTTAACTCCGAAATAGGTATACTTGGAAAGAAACATCGTATTGGAGCTCATATTGATTAATTCAAACAATTTCGTTTTACGGTATATCGGGTTCGTTCCATCCACCATCAAAATGACTTTCCCCCTGAAGTCGGAGAGGTTTTCATTTCCTAAATCTTTGGTTTGAAACTCGCGCCCGTATTTCGGCCCAAGCAAGTTTCGCGCGACCGACTTGCTCTGTGTTATGATTTTCGCAAGGTTATCATACATTGTGATATTCCGCGACATCATTCGCATATGGATGATGAAAGGGTCGCCCGGATTGGGGCATTTGGATCCGGAAAACGCATAACTGCCTAATACCTCTAATGCGTCGGATACAGGAATGTGGTTGTATGTTTCTTTATAATTAAATGAATTCACGGAAGATGATGCGATAACAGGTTGGTTATCTACCGAAAACACCTCAAAATCAATGAATCGGCAACCACGTGCGAGGACATAGAGACACGCGTCCATACTCACAGTAGAGTTCTTGAATTTATCGGGATTGAATGCGTTATACGCCGCCTTGATGTAATAATCGCGCAACTTGAACCGGCTTTGGCTGTCTTCTGGATTGATGGACGTTATATTCTTTTCAATAAATTCTTTGATATTTGCGTCGGGGTTCTCTAGACCCTCTTTACCGGCGGGTGCGGCGGGTGCGGCGGCGGGCATAGCAGGCACGGGCGCTATCTTTTTCCGCTGATGGACCGTCATTTCATTCTCGGTTGTATCCACTGTAAAATTCTCGGTGGATAATACATCGGACGAATGAAAAAACGGTTCAACATCCGGGTTTTTTTTAATGAGTTTCGTTACCTGTGATAGAATATCGTCCGTCGCCGGCGTTTCCACGCGACCAGCGGCGTCTTGTTTAAACCCTTCTATCATCATCCCGCGACGACAACGACCTTTAATGAGGCCGGATATTTTCCATATTGCGAAAAACAGAATAATGACACCTATAAACACGAATTCTACTTGATTTTCTTTCATTTGCCGCCAGTGTTATATATCGTTGTATATCGTATAGATTTTTATATAAAGTTATTACAAGTAGAAACATCAAATAACCAACAATACTAAATGACCGGCGGTTTATTAAATCTCGTCGCCACCGGAAACCAAAACGTGATTCTCAACGGCAACCCCAAAAAATCATTTTTCAAAAGCACCTATCTTAAATATACGAATTTCGGTCTTCAAAAGTTTAGAATTGATTTCGACGGCCAGAAAAAATTGCGAATGACAGAGGAGTCCAAGTTCACATTTTATGTCCCGAGGTATGCGGAATTATTGATGGATACGTATGTCTGCGTGACACTGCCCTCCATCTGGAGCCCGATTCATCCTCCGGCAAATGTGGGTGATATGTGGGCGCCCTATGAATTCCGCTGGATTGAAAACCTGGGCACACAAATGATTAAAGAAATCGTGATTTCCGTCGGTGGAATGACTCTCCAGCGGTTCACAGGCCACAATTTGGCGGCGATTGTAGAGCGAGACCTAGATAATACCAAGCGCGACCTATACAATCAAATGACCGGCCACGTTCCTGAATTATACAATCCCGGTTGTTCGGGCGCACGCCTCAATCAGTATCCGAATGCTTATCGCACGGCCAATATCGCCGGCGCGGAACCCTCTATTCGCGGGCGCAAGATATACATTCCCATCAACGCGTGGTTCACAATGTCATCCAAAATGGCGTTCCCCCTGGTATGTCTCCAATATAATCAACTCCAGATTGATGTCACACTGCGTCCTGTGAAGGAATTATTCACTATTCGTGATGTAGGCGACGCGGAGAATTATTGGCCCGTCGTTCAACCCGACTTCACGAACCCCCTCCACCAAATGTGGCGATTTTTATACCCGCCTCCCAGTATTGATTTATCGCTGAATTCATACCCGAGTATTCGCACGGACTGGAATGCGGATGTCCACCTGATGGCGACCTACTGTTTTCTCTCGGATGATGAGTCCAAGGTGTTCGCGGCGAACCAACAAAAATACCTGATTAAGTCCTATTATGATTGGACGTTTAATGATGTCACGGGGAATAGGAAGGTTAAGATTGAGAATTCAATGGGGATGGTGGCGTCTTGGACAATGTTCCTCCAGAGAAGCGATGTGAATTTGCGAAATGAGTGGAGCAATTATACAAACTGGCCTTATAATTACCTGCCCTATGATATTATACCCGCACCTATTGACGATGACTGGCGTCCGTCATCATTTAGTGAAGTCGTCACCACCGCGAGCGACATTCAGACGACTGCGTGGAAAGACCGCCCTGATTTCGCAAATGACCGCTACTTCTATGATAAAAACGGGCCGAAGAACGGGATTGGACCCGGTATTAATCCGGGCGATAAACGCCTCACCGGCCTTCACATTACGGGGGATTTTCAGTCTGAGAATGAGCGCGACATTTTACAGATGTTGGGGATTTCACTGAATGGAAAATACCGCGAGAATTTGCTTGATGCGGGGGTATACAATTATGTTGAGAAATATACACGAACACGCGGGAGTGCGAAACCGGGGATATATTGTTACAATTTCTGCTTGAATTCGGACCCATTTGACCTACAACCGAGTGGCGCTATTAATATGAGCAAGTTCAATCAGATTGAGCTGGAACTCACGACGATATATCCGCCGTTGGATACTGCGGCGGAAGTGAAGGTGATTTGTAATCCGAACACACGAGAGATTATCGGTATGAATAAGCCGAATGTGAATATTTATCTTTATTCATACGATTTTCATATACTGGAAGAGAGGTATAACGTTCTGACATTTGTGTCGGGGAACTGTGGGTTGATGTACGCGCGGTGATTCCGTAGCTCCGCCTCGCGCGATGCGCTCAGTTCCGCTACTCCGCTCCGCGGTTTACGCCCCCGGGTTGTTCAGTATTTAGCACAGTATTGGCACAGTATTGGCACAGTATTGGCACAGTATTGGCACAGGCACGGAGTGAGTAGCGGAACCGACGCATCGCGGAGGAGGAGCTGCGTAGCGACGTGAAACGCGGAGGAGGAGCTACGTAGCGACGTGAAACGAATAATCTATTGTATATATAACCTGAATACATATACAATGGCGGATGACGATAATGAAGAAACAAATGTAGACGACGCCGGCGCCGAAGAACAAGAAGAAGAAAGCACTTTTAGCAAAGTCGGCGGAATGTTTGGCGGCGGGGACGAGGACAAGGACAAGGACAAGGACGATGACGATGACACCAAAAAAAAGAAAGCTGCCGCCACCAAGAAAGCCGCCCCGAAATCAATGTTTGACATCGCCGCACTTAAAGAATTCGGATTGAGTGTCTTAACGCTCTTCATTGAAACACTGATTATTTCCGTTATTTGTGTCAACATCTTGTTCTTCTGTGCTCCTGAAAGTATCCGTATGAATAGTCTCAATCTAGAAAAGCTATTCCCCACCGACCGACACAAGTGGCCGTATTGTTATACAAATGAATACACATCGTGTGATGCGGATTGCGAAGATAAGTTCGGCGGAATCGCCGATGACCCCAAACTATCGTCATCCAAAAAAATCTACCTGAAAGCCGCAATTATACTGGATACATATGTATTTAAGTGGTTCTGCTTGACAAAGGAAGATATTGACATGATTAAGGAGAGTGTAGATGAAGGTGTCACGAAGGTCAACCTGCTGAACTGGGAATTTATTAAAGCGCGATTCAAGCAGTGGATTAACAATTCCTTCATATTTTCATTCTCATCCGACCGCGCAATGTTGCTCTATATCTTTGAATATATAACTAAATTATCGCACAGTATCCCGAAGGAATTATATGATGTCGTATCGCCCTTGCTTATTATTTTTATGCCATTTGTATTTCTATTATTTGCGGGGTTTATGCTGATGGGTGGCCCCTTTTTCACCACCGTAATCGGAATGATTGTCAACCAAACCGACAATCGTAAGGAATTCATTGGCGGGTCGTTATGGTCATTATTTACCGGGTTTGGTATCGGTATATTGCCCGTCATTTCGTACGTCGTCCAGCTCATTCAATTCATCGGTACTTTCTTTATTTATCCGCTCCTTCATTGGGACCAGTATCGTGAACTGTATGCGCGGTATGTTCCGATTATATTCTTCTTCTTTAATTTGACGCTGATGTTTTATGCGTTTGAATATCTGGACCTCAATGTCGCGGCCATCGTCATTTTGATGTTGCTGACACTGTATCTCACTCACTATTGGCAGGGTATTATGAACTTTTTTGATAAAATAAAGAGTTGGGGTGCGTAATCTAGAAACAACATAAACAAATCATCGTATAACGTAATATACCGTATTATACGATGGGTAATGGAAAAAAAACACGCACCAGCGCTATCGTCGCAAGCGCCCCAGATAAATCAACCCCGGAATATTTCAAAAAATATCCCTTTGTGAGTGTATGCACCCCCACATTTAACAGACGACCCTTTATTCCCGCAATGGTCGCGTGTTTCAATAACCAGGAATACCCACAAGACCGTATGGAGTGGATTATTATTGATGACGGCACAGACCCCGTGGAAGACCTCGTTGCGTCACACCCTCGCGTTAAGTATTTCAAATATGATACGAAGATGACACTGGGAAAGAAGCGTAATCTGCTTCACGAGAAGTCGCGCGGTGAAATTCTCGTATATATGGACGATGATGACTATTATCCTCCCCAGCGCGTATCTCACGCGGTCCATATGCTTGTTACCCATCCAGACGCATTATGTGCGGGTTCAAGCGAGATTTACATTTATTTCAAACATATCGCGCAGATGAAGCGATTTGGGCCCTATGGTCCAAACCACGCGACGGCGGGCACATTTGCGTTCAAACGTAAATTGCTGAAGCATCATCGGTATAATGATGAGGCGTGTCTGGCGGAAGAGCGCGCGTTCCTGAAAGATTACACGGTTCCCTTCGTTCAGCTGGACCCGATGAAGGTCATCCTTGTATTTTCCCACGAACACAATACGTTTGACAAACGCAAATTGCTGGTAAATGCGAACCCAGATGTTGTGCGCGATTCGCCCAAGAAGGTGATGGACTTTATAAAAGACGCCGCCCAACGTCGGTTTTATATGGTGGAACTGGAGAAACTTCTTGAAGATTATGCGCCGGGGCGACCTGAAATGAAGCCTGACGTCATCGCACAAACCTTACAGTTGGAGAAGGAACGCGCGAAGATGGCGGAGGATGCGGCTGCGGGCGCAGGAGGCGGTCATATTATTCTACAACAACCAGGTCAAGAGCCAGTTACACTGAATAATCAACAAATTGTTCAAATTATGCAGAAATTACAGGCAGACCTTGATGCGCGTAATAATGAAATCGCGCAATTAAGGGAGGAGAACCGTGAACTTAAAGAGCTTTTTTTTAAGGATCGCATTCAATCATTGGCGCCCCCGGCACCAGCCCCGGCACCAGCCCCGGCACCAGCCCCGGCACCAGCCCCGGCACCAGCCCCGGCACCAGCCCCGGCACCAGCCACGGCACCAGCCCCCGAACCCGAAACGATAATATTTGTATAATTCCATTCATTCCATTCATTTCATTCATTCCATTCCATTCATTCATTCCATTCATTTCATTCATTTCATTCCATTCCATTCATTCATTCCATTCATTTCATTCATTTCATTCCATTCCATTCATTCATTCCATTCATTTCATTCATTCCATATAATATAGAAAAATACAAATCTCTATATTATCACCTATTTACGCCTTTACAATTTCAACTGATTTAACAAGCATAACCAAAAAGCTATTCTTTGACTCGTTAATCACAAACTCACGTGTCTTGTTGTATTCTTCAAATTTCTCCTTGATAATACCTTCAATCTCGCTCACCGGAAGTTCGTCATCTTTGGTCTTATATTTGTTGCTCTCGCGTTGATTGGTTTCGTCGTCTTCGTCATCGCGGTCGCGGTGACGTCCCCCTTTGGATTTTGACTTTTTATGCGACGACGACGCGACGACTGCCGGTTTCTCTGGCTCAATATACTCCCATTCGCCAATTGCCTCAATTGTTTGATTGTTCGTATTGAATACAATAGAATCAGAATTGAACACCAGCGCGGAACCAGGTGCGTGGTTATAACTGTCAAGGTCAATCTCGGTTATTAGGTCAAACTCGTCAAGAAATTGATTTTTGCGAAGATAACTACGAATATATCCGATGATTTCGGGTGTTAGTTTCACAGTGTATGTCTTATTCTCGCTATCGCTGTCGCTGTCGCTGTCGCTGCCGCTACCACTTCCGCTGTCGCTACCACTTCCGCTGTCGCTTCCGCTGTCGCTGCCACTGTCGCTACCGCCACCGCCACCGCCACCGCCACCGCCACTGCGGAGCTTGTTAGACTTCGGTTTATCTGCGGATGTAGAAATACACTCTACTTCGGTGTCTAAAATTAAACGATATTTTGCGTCAAAGGAAATAGAAGCACCCATTATATGTTTCTAAATATTCATTATATCTTTTTGGGTTTATTCAAACGCACCCACACTATTTAGGTCCGCAATATTTTCACACTCAGGTTCCATCTTTTCCATATATTTGTCTAAATACCGGTAAATACGATTAACGTCTAATTTGGTTATTTCATACATTTCCAATATGCGCGGAATCTCGTCCTCTGTATACTGTTTTTTCATCGTCAAGAAAAACGCAAAGAGATCATTCTGGTCCATTGACAATTGGATACACAAATTCTGTATAAATAATTGGTTATTATATTCAGTGCTGTATTTCGTAAGCACCTTCGTAAATCGCACTTCCGTAGGATGAAACCGCGCCTTTTTCGGAAATGTTTTATGATACAAATGATGATTGTAAAATGTTTTAATAAGTGACGATAGCTCATTGAACAGCCAAATCTGGTTCTGGAATGTAATCCGGTCAAAATAGTCTGCCTGGCATATATTGTCAAGGACGAGTTTATAAAACGGCGCGGATACAGATACGGGCAATTTCTCTAGAACATCAATCACATTTTCGTGCCATAACAGCCCGATTGTCGTGCGGTCGGTCTCGTTTATTAGGACATTATGGTCCGATATCGGGTAGGATGTATTCATCAATTTTTCGGTTATTTTCTTGATATCCTCATTGTATGTGTTCGGTTGGAAAATCGCGTGGAGTATATTATTCGCGAGTATCGTGTTTGACTTCTTGCTCATCTCAGCGACGGCGCCGAGTTTGCGCAGATTGCCCTGGACGAAGGCAATAATGTTTTTGCGCGTCGCCGCGTCAATATCCGGTATCGTCATATCAATGATATGCGTCATTTGCGCAGGTGTCGGCGTCTTCAACTCGTATACATAACACACCTTCATCAGTTCTTTGATTTTCTTGTCAATGTGGTAATTCCCGATACATATAATGGGGTTCATCGTGATTTCCTCCTGCTTCTGCTTCTTCGTCTTTTTAGGACGAATGAGCTTGATGAGAGACGTAATCCCGCCCTTATCGCCATTATTCATGCCGTCTAGTTCATCCATAACGACGACGATTTTCTGGACTTTGCGCTGGAAGATTGACATTATATTTTTATCCGAAATATTGTGCTGGGTAATGGAGTCAATGATGGATTTGTTGCGTATATCCCCCGCATCATATTTCACCATATCATAGTTTAGTTCTTTAAGTAGTCGGACGACGAATTCGGTTTTGCCAGTGCCAGGCGCGCCATAGATGTAGATTCCCCGTTTAAATGTGAGGTCTGCTTTGTTTTTTTGGAAAGAGGCGAGGAAGTCGCGAATATTATTGTAGATGGTTTCGCGACCGAGGAATGTGGTATAGTTCGTAGATGGATTGGCGCCGCCGCCGCCGCCGATGCCGCTGCCGAGAGATTTTGAACCAACAATTTCCATTACACGAAATGACGCTATTTACACACAACTTTTTCTTTTTATATATTATAACCGAGTATATTCAGAAAATGGACGCAGTTCAACAGTTATTCGCGCCTCTTGATAAGGATTATTGCTTGCTCTTTTATTGGCTCACTGTTGTGAATTTTATTTTCTTGGCAGTGGCCGCATTGGGCTTCGTTTCGTCACTCGTGCTCTTATTTAGGGGAAAAATCACGATAATGAGTGGCGTTTATTCGTTCTTGATGATTCTGGTATACGCCCTGATGTACTTCCAGAGCCGTTTGTTCTACTCCATGTGCGTGACTGGTAATATGAAGATGGGTTCTTACGGATTCGGCAGCGCCCCGTCTGATTCTCTTCCCGCAGTGGCAAAGGCCGCGTCAGCTGCCGCACCTGGCGCATATGGCAGCCTATAGGCGAATGCGACGATGACATAAATATTCTACGATTGTTTATGTCATTGTATTCATTGTATTCATTGTATTCATATGGTACACTTTAGTGACGCCGCACGCGACGCCTTACCGTCAACGATACCTTCCCACGGAATATAATTATCTGGATTGTCAGTAAGGCCTGAACCTGAGTATGGTCTGGCTTTATGTGCCTCGTAATTAAGGCAATCTGTTGCGGCAGGGGTGAAGGATGATATTCCTAACCCGTATTCATCAACACAATTGCCCGCAGCATTTAATGCCATCCTATCCGGGCATTTACTTGTCTCGGGTGGCCATTTCTGCGCGTTCTTTGATTTCCAGAGTAAGATTGCGACAGTTCCCACCGAAATAATGAACGCGATGACCGCCAATATCAGGACCATTTTCTGGATGGAGAGACTGAAGAAGTTGCTAAACATCCCACCGCCACCGCTTCCGGTAGCACCCGATGACGACGACGAAGATGACGAACTTCCGAATGCGGACGAACCTAAATTTTTTGCGCTAGAAATAAAATCCATACTACTATTATATTCTATATAATTTATATATTCTATATAAATACTCTATATAAATACCTGTATATAAATAGTATATATTCCATATATCCGTATAATGAACCGTTTTGAATATCGCACATTCCCCGAAGAAACGTTTATAGGGCAACCTAAAAATGGGCGTCTTGATATTGTCACCCCCCAAACACAGGACCAGTTCGCCCTTTATGATAAAAACCCCGTCCATCAATGTGTCACCTATCGGGATGCCTTAAACGGTATCTGGGAGAACACGCCGCTCTCTAACGCATTCTTTAGCAAGGAGAATATGCAGATTATCCAGAATGGAATCCGCGCAGGTGTTTATCAGAGGTCGCGCGGGAAGTATGTCGTCGGCGAACAGGACTGCGATACCCTACGCATCATTATGCGGACGATTTATCTCCAAAATGCGGCCAATGCGCCTACAGCTATCCGCGAGCAGATTATAGAATTAAATGAATTAGTATTTGAATATTGTGTTCCCCGTGTTCACGGTGAGGCGGAGGGATATATTCAGTATAAGCGTGATGTGAGTAATATGTATACTCCGATGGCGCGGCCGAATTTCTCGGATTACAAACACAAGACGCTGGAGTTGAAGCCGTGGTTTTGATGGCTCACGAGGGGCTCCACTGAGCTATCGCCGTCGTTGAACCATTTCGTATAAAATACTTATTTTATTTGAGAACATTTCATACGTAATAACCGTGGAATGGTTTGTATATTGTTTTCATTGATAATGAAAAGGTTTTATATTTTTTACATTCAGTTGTGTCATAACAATAATATTGACGGATTGCGTCCATTTTTTCGTCAAATTCGCTGATGGCTGAGAATTTTTTGTCATTTAACAAATATATGTATTTGTCTCCAACCGCATACGGAATTGATTCATAATTTCCATTCATCGGTGAATAAAATTTGCGAATAGTATCATCATTTACGGCCGAAAACGAGTGAATGCCTTTTCCTACAAAGATGTATTTACCCTTTCCGGTTTGAAAAAGAATGTTGTTGCCTCGTTCAACTCCTCGTTTGAATCGCCAATAGGGGTCATTTCGTCCATTGTCTCCTGGAAAGATTTCTTCATATTGAACGTCTATTAGTTTATTATCTATCTCGCCCCGATTTGTCGCTTCATTGAAACGATTGTTGTAAATCGTGGCACGGCCGACCCCATAATCAAACACTACAAATGGGAACGCAGCATTATCATTTATTTCGTAAATGTGTTTAGGCTGACCTAACTGCGCTCGTAAAACGTCGCTTTGGACGCATCGTAAGAATTTTGAAACTTGAATTGACCCTTTTGCTTTTTTGTATGAACACGCCTTCTTGGTGTCTTGTTTGACCTTATTTGTATTTCGTTTTCGGGTGCGTTTATACATAGTTATTTACATAAGATGAAGAAAAAGATTTTATTACAAATACATTTATTCTTATTATGCTATATCGTTATTAGTTACGCCTTCTTCACCACCATCTTCTTCTTCGTTGCCGCCGCCGCCGCTCCTCCTCCGCCGCTCGCCGCCGCCATCTCCGACGCCGCTGTTGCCCATTTGCGATACTCCGTCTCCAGTTCATCCAAGTCTTTGGTCCATAATGCCTGAATCGTCGTATCCGTGAGTCCTTGGTGTTGCGCGCGCTTGGAGTCACGCTCGGAGAGCAGGTGTCGGACATTCTCATCCGTCACACTATCCATCGGCATCTTCAGCAGGTATTTGAACTCGGTGTCGCCTTCAATGTGTTCATAGCCGTGCGCGGTCATCTTCGCGAATACAGCCTCCTTCGTCTGACGACGCAATTCCAACTTGTCGTCAAGCACTTCCTGGATATATCGGGCGCGGTTCGTGAGGACGCGCAGTTCATTCGCAAGTTGCGCCAGCATCGCTGTTTTCCTCTTGGCGTAAAGGGCGAGGCGCTCCGCGTAATAATCCTCAATGATATCGTAGATGTTCGCATATTTCCGCAACTTCTCGCGCGCGTCAAACAGGTTCATATTCGTCGTGCTTTGCGTCGTGAAGAGTCCGAGGAGCTTCTCCAGTTTGTTCGTTCCGGCGTCGGCATCCACGACCACTGCTTGAAGGTCCTTTGGTGTATGCGGATACGATGGGTGGAACGTTACGGTGATATCCACGACAGAGTCGGTTGACATATCCGTATACTCTTTGAGGACGGGGACGCCGGCGGCGCTGGCGGCGGTCTTTTCTTTGCCTTTGTCCTTGTCACTCGCAGACGCCGCTGGCGCTTCCATCAACTTCTCCAAGAATTCTTTATAATCATCCGTCCACGTTCCGATGGGGAGCTCAGTGATGCGGACTTTACGGTCGGCGACGATTTCGTAGGTGCCTTTGATGATGTATTTAGCGAAGGCTGCGCTAGCAGCCGGAGCACCGGAGGTGGCGGAAGCGGAGGCCGGAGCCGGAGCACTGATATTTCGTATGGTCCCCTTGAATCCCTTGAAATACGGCTCAATGACGGGACGGTCGCCGACCGAGACACCTGCGAGCATCGTCCGAATATACGCGATGATTTGAAGTGGATTATGCGGCATAACGTCCGTGCTGAATCCCGTGCCGATTCCTTTACTTCCATTGACGAGAATCATCGGGATTGCCGGCGCATAATATACAGGCTCCACCATCTGCCCGTCATCGTCGTTATACGACAACACCGCGTCGTCTTCTTGGCGGTAGATGAGGCGCGTGAGCTTATTGAGTTGGGTGAAGATGTATCTTTCGCTCGCAGAATCTTGCCCACCTTGAAGTCTCCCGCCAAACTGACCATTGGGTTCTAATAGATTGATATTGTTGCTGCCGACAAAGTTCTGTGCCATCCCCACAATCGCCGCATTCAGACTCGCCTCACCGTGGTGATACGCTGAATGCTCGGACACATACCCGCTGAATTGCGCCACCTTGATTTCGGTTTTGAGGCCACCCTTCTTGAAAGCAGCAAACAGGATTTTACGCAGTGATATTTTCAGCCCGTCCATTAGGTTCGGGATAGAACGTTCATTGTCGTAGATGGAGAAGTGGATAAGGCTGCGGTCAACGAACTCTTCATACGGAATTGCCGGCTTGGATGTATCAAGGAACGCCTCGCGGGAATAATTAGACAGCCACTCCTTCCTGTCATCCGCGCGTTTCTTATTGAAGGCCATATCCAGGTGGTCGTCACTCTCCTTTCCGGTATGAACAAATGACACCATCTTCTTATGTTCAAAATACTCCTTGAACTCCTTCCCGGTGCTCGTGCCTAAACCTTTATAATATTTCGTGGACCAACCCGCTGGGACGACCTCACCCGGGAACTGTTTCTTCCACGCATCAAACTCGCCGTCATTATAGAAGAGGACTTCTTGCGCACCGCGGCGCGCTTTCAGGATAGGCGTATTCATAAACCCGATGAACCCAGGAATCTTCGTAAGTGATGGCCACTCGTTCTGGAAGAGGTTGATTCCGAGACCCTGAATATGCGCGCCGTCTAAATCCTGGTCGGTCATAAAGAGGACTTTTCCGTAACGCAGCCGCGTGGCAACATCTGCGGGTGTATACGTCTTTCCCGCTTCCAATCCAATAATTTGCTTGATTTCCGCAATCTCGCGGTTTTCCGCGATTCGTTTTGTCGTCTCGCCGTGGACATTGAAGAGTTTGCCCTTCATCGGGTAGACGCCGATATAATTCCGGTCTTCCTTGCTTAACCCACTGATGATACCCGCTTTGGCTGAATCCCCCTCGCATAAGATAATGGTACACTGCGCGGATTTGTCTGGCGACCCCGCATAGTTTGCGTCCACGAGTTTGGGGATACCGCGGATGGTGCGCGTCTTCGCGCCGTCGGTCTTCTTCGCGGCCTTCGTGTCTTTGACTTCGGTGAGCGCACACGCGGCATCCATCACACCCATCTTCGCGAGTTTTTCAATGAACTCATCGCTCACTTTACAACTAGAGCCGAAATTGGCGACGGCAGTGCCGAGTTCATCTTTTGTTTGACTTGAGAATGACGGATTATCAATATCACAGCGGAGGAAGAGCATCAGTTGCTCCTTGATAGTATTCGGTTTGACGTCTACTTTCTTCTTCTTCTTGATCACTTCGGCCAGTTTACGGACAATTTGGTTGGTGATATACTCTACGTGCTTGCCGCCCCTGGGGGTGTAGATGCCGTTCACGAAGCTGATGTGGGCGAACTCGTCTGTGGTGGTGAGGCATACAATGTACTCCCAGCGGGGGTCAGGGTTCTCATAGATGCGCTTCACGGCAGCGGCGTCGCCCGCCCCCTTTGCGCCAATATACAAGTCAACATACTGCTGAAAATGACGCACGGGAATGAGTGCGCCATTGTATTTGACTTTCACGGTCTTGTCGGTGACTGCGGCGATATCATAGGTTCGCTTCAGGAACAGCGCGACCATATCTGCCGTTAGGTTGTTCCCGGGCAGTCCGAAACGCGCGTAATCTGGGCGGAAGCTGACGCGGGTATAAGGCTTCACTTTGGACTTTGTGACGACGGGCGGCACGATTTCCGAGAGATTGTTCTTGAACTCTTGGGTATATTTCAGACCGCGGATGTGATCCACCGTCTCCACACGTCCCCACACTGACCAAATGAGGACGAGTTTGAACCCGAACCCGTTCTTCCCGCCAACAATTTTCTCCTTCTTGTTTTCGTCATAATTGGTGGATGTGCGAAGATGTCCGAAAATCATTTCAGGAATCCAGAGCTTATGTTCGGGGTGCTGGGCGACATCAATGCCGTTGCCGTCGTTTGTCATATGAATCGTTCCATCGGCGGGGTCAATCTCTACTTCTAGGGTAGTGACGGGGAGTGCGTCGGGTTTGCCATCTGCGATGGCTTGTGCCTGGCGGACGACGTGATCGCGCATATTTACCATACCTTCGTCAAAGAGCTTGTAGAGTCCGGGGATGTAGGTGATCGGGCGTCGGGTCAGTAGAGCAGGAGCGGCGGCGTCCCCGTTTGTGGCAGCTGTCGCTACATATTCCATCGTCTCTGCGGGTTCAATCGTTCCAATATATGTGTCTGGTTTTTTCAAGATATGCTCGCGGTCGGTCATCTTCTGATATTTCTGGAGGTCTTCGGTAGCGGTAGCAGCGGCACCGCCGGCGGCGGCGGCGGCGGATTTAGAAGTAACTTTAGGTGGCATTGCGAGACGTAAATGGGTGCTGTATATCACGAATATAGGTTTAAATTACATTCAATTTTATTTTGCGGAGAATATGTATCGTTAACGACACACCGCCTCCGCCGCCACCGCCTCCGCCGCCACCGCCTCCGCCGCCACCGCCTCCGCCGCCACCGACTCCGCTCCGCTCCGCTCCGTTCGTTATGGCTGCTCCACGCTATCGTACCACCTACGGGATGGGTCTAACGTGTAGTGATATTTACCGCATCGGTGACGCACTCGTTCAATATGATGCTTCGGGCAATCCCGTCGTTATGAATGACCCGGCCCGCGTTCCATATTATAAGTGCCCCACCCTCGGGAATCCTACCGCGGGAATGGCGACATCCACGAATAATACGAATATAACAAAGAAGATGCGTTACGCACAAGATATTCGCGTCGCCACCGAAACCAAAAATGTGAAAAAGGTATATGCTGTGAATAATTTGAACCGGTTTGGGAGGTGGACGGGGGCTCCTGGTGGATTTGGCGCACCGGTGACAAATTCCTTCTAATGAATGAATGAATGAATGAATGAATGGAATGAATGAGTGGATGAATGAATCTATGAACGAATCCACGATATTTTCTAATGATAGTTTATAACGAGAGATTTAGTAAAATGGTGAAACGATGCGACCGAAGTGATGATGGTTATTACCACATGCACGGAAAGAAATATGAAATGTTGGAGGGGTCTCGCGCCCAAGTCTGGCACGGAACTGCCTACAAGACCCCCGGTGGTCTCACCCGCTCAGAGTTGATTTTTAATAAGCACGGCCGTATTGTGTCCGCAAAGAAGCACGTGACAGCCAAGAAGGAGAACCGTCTGCGTAAATATGGTTACACCGCTCGTAAGGGCAAGTTTGGCGCCATTAAGATTAGCTCTAAAACGGGTAAGCGTAGCCGTCTCGTGAATACCCCCAAGAGGCGTTAAATCCGCGCATGTGCCCGCGCCCGCGCAGTGTAATAATACTATTATTATCGGATGTTATAATAGTATTATAACGTTATAATAGTATTATCGGAGGTTATTCGTATGTTCACGAATAATAACCTTATCATCGGTTATATTTTAGATTTCTTGAAACAGAACAAAATATGGGTTGTTATAACGATTATAACAACGCTGATATGTAATCCCATTGAGATGATTGTATTGTCCGATCTATTCTCACATTTTACAAGCGCCGTCAATAAACTTCAATATCAAAATTCAATTACGATTCTAATGAAGATTGCCGGATTAAGCGTGTTCGTAGATACCGTGTATATGATTAGCAATTATTACGACAAGATTTATTATCCAATGATGGAGAAATTTATACGGTTCTCATTGATTGACGTCATCTTCAAGAATATAGAGGTGAACTACGAGAAAGAAGAAATATCCAATCACATCATCAAAGCATTGAAGATACCGAATACAGTGACATCATTTACAGGGAGGTTTATTTACTGGGTGGTGACGTTTGTGCTAACTACAATTGTAATTCTCGGATATATACTGTATTTGGACCCACTCATTGGCGGTATGACACTCCTTGTGTTTGTATTGTTTTTCATCGCGTATTATTACATCTTAATGGATACGAAGAATACATCAGAGCAACGTGAAAATGAAGAGAAAAAATTGATGTCAACCATTGACGACGTATTGAGTAATTCTATCAGTATTATATGTAGCAAGAAAATCAAAGATGAAAAGGAATTCTTGACGAATAAACACAATATATACGACGAGACGCACGAAACTCAACTATGGAGCTCATCCAAGGGAGGGTACGCGATGTCTATCATTATTACAATCATACTTGTTGCTTATGTATACGTTCTTCTTCGGTTGTATAAAAATCATAAAATAGACAGCAATACCACAATAAAAGTCATCATCATTATGTTGTTTTTTGTTCGGTATATCAAGACATCGTCACAAGGAAGTATTCGCGTGATTGCGGAGTATGGCAAACTCGCTGAAAATGAAATGGATATTCGCAACCTCTTAGTGGGTAAGTCAGAGGTGACCGGACATAAAACAAATGTACCGATTACGGGGGATATTGAGTTCAAAAATGTGTCGTTTAGATACGCGGCACCGAGAACGGGGACGCCCGCGGGAGACGGCGGCGCGGCGGGAGATGGCGCGGTCGGCGAAGACCTCCCGAAAACCCTTGACAACGTCTCATTCAAAATCAACCCTCGCGACCGGGTCGCCATTATCGGAACAAATGGCAGCGGAAAATCCACCATTATAAAACTGTTGTCCGGGTTTTTCAAGCCGAGCGATGGGCAGATTCTCTTTGACGGGGAAGATAGTCGCAATATCAACCGCGAATACCTGCGAAGTAATCTATCCATCGTGTCGCAAAAGGTCGTTTTGTTCAATCGGTCGGTGCTGGATAATATATGTTATGCGACCAACACGCCCAAAGAAGAAGTCGTCAAAATACTGGACCAACTTAAAATAATGAACGTGTTTAAGAAACTGCCGCAGGGATTAGACACAATGGCAGGGGCGAGAGGCGAGAAATTGAGCGGTGGTCAACGCCAGATTATTTACTTATTGCGGAGCTACTTGAGTAACAAACCTATCACGATTATGGATGAACCGACCGCCGCTGTAGATACATTTCATAAGAAGTATGTCATCCAGATGATGGATGAAATGGCGAAAAAGACCACGATGATTGTGGTGACACACGACTCTGAATTCGCCGCCACATTTCCGGTGAAAATTTATATTGAAGGAGGGCGGATAATCAAGGTCGAGGGTGGCAGTCGTAGTTACCCATTCAGTTATACCTAATTGTATCTGTATTATATAACAATGCTGCTTATAGTCACGAGCGAAATACCCGACCCTGTCAATAATTTGAATAAACTTGTAAAAACACTCGCCTTTCGTGATATTCCGTATGAAATCGTCAAGAAATGCGACCCACAAATCATACGACGAAAGGATATACGCGGGATTATTATTCCCGGAACGAACAAGCGTCGCATTCTACCCAATGAAATTCAACCAGATTTGGAATTAGAACTCTATTATTTATATCATTTTCCAAATTTGCCGGTGCTCGGGATATGCCACGGATGCCAATTTTTAACGGTATATTATGGTGGCGGGCTTCTGAAACATAGTAGCTTTTGGATTGGCAATAAAGATGTTGAATTAGACCTTACGAGAGATAAGATATTCCACGGAGAAGATAAAACCCAGAAGTTACACGTTCATTTCCACGATTTACCACTTGCGCCGAAGACTGTCCGAGAGATTGCGTGGTTTCGCGAGTTCCGCGATGGTAAACGCCACGCGGCTGCGTTTGAATTTGAAAAGGGGCGTGTCTACGGATTTATGTTTCATCCCGAGGCGAAGAAGGAGACACACGCGATTTTATATAACTTTTATGACAAGGCCGCGGCATCGTCTGCGTCCTCCGCGTCGTCCGCGTCGTCGTCGTGATGCGACGCCGTGTCATCCACCGCCCACCACTTTATCGTAATCATCCCGTTATCGTCCAGGTATTCAGCGTATTCCTCCACGAAATACTTCTCAAAGTATCGTTTGCTAATGATGCGCCGCTTTGCCGCCAGGTAGCACTTCCCGCAATAATACTCGTATGCGTTGTATAACGGTTGAGGGAATGAGAGATTCAGTGCGACGCAGTGGTCGCGGAATTGTTCTAGGTATTCGTTGATTTCGGCGGTTTTATTCCAGAGAAGGCACCCCACATTTAGGATATATTTATCGTCTTCAATAATGACATCGGGGTAGAAATGACGGAGTATGCCGAGAAGAGTCGCGTCCGAGGCGGAAGCGGATGCAGACGCGGCGGCGTAGTCCTTGAATAGTGTTGAAAGTTCATCAATTTCCAACTCTATTTCTGTATCATTGACGACACAATGCTCGCCCCAAAACTGGCGGAACTGGCTCACGACGGGGAGGTAGCGACTGGTGCGGTGGGGGAAGACGTCCGTCCCGGACGGGGACGCGGCATACTCCGCCAGCTTCGCCCGCAATGTCGCGGCAAAAAACATCGTTGGCAAACGAAACTCCGAGAGATACATCTTCCACAGATACAACATATTCGTCATTGAAATCTCGTGGTCGGCGGATGCGGGCTCCGTCGCGTATTCTACAAACTCGCTGATGATTTGCGGGTCGGTTCGTTCACACAAAAAACGAGCGTGGGTGCCGACTTCCGGTGTCTTACAATGAAGGCGCAAGAAATCATCAGCACAGCCGAACCGGTGCGAATAATGCGCGGCAACACAGAATAAGTCAATGACGGCGGATTTCAATTCGGGGAGATGCGAGAGACGGAGAAGGGACGACGTAGACGCAGACGCAGACGTAGACGCAGACGCAGACGCAGACGCAGCAGTCGCGCTGGCGTAAATATCCACAATCCGACAATCCTTATACTGATGTTCGTAATATTTGAACTTGAATACGGTGGAAAACGCGCTGGAGTTCAGCCCGAAGAGTCCACCCGCCTCCGCGCCGAGGTCCTTGATGAATTCTTTGGCGACGGGGGGGACGAAGTAGACGAGAGCGGCCGCGGACGCGGAACCGGACTTCTTTAGGAGAATATCGCCGAGGATGGTGAGGAAATACTTGGCGTGATCGCGGGTGCGGAAGAGCGCGGGATAGAGGAGCCCGATGACATTTTGGATGGTGCGGGATTCGGGGATGGAGGAGAGAATATCGCGGGATTGGATACTCTTGATGATTTTGTTTTTAATCTTATACTTAACGCTCGTGCTAATGCTCGCACTCGCTATGCTCGTGCTACTCGCTATGCTCGTGCTACTCGCTATGCTCGTGCTCGCACTCGCACCATCATACGAGGCGACTGATGAGGATGCGGAGGTGCCTTTGGCACCGGAGGCTTCCGAGACAGGCGCCGAGATAAGCACCGAGGCGCCTTTGGCGCCGGAGGTGCAAGAGGTGAAAGAGAGAATGCGGTGATGAATCTCATCCTCGTGTATCAACGAATATCGGACCTGATTATTATACGTGAAATACAACTCGGACGCCGGACAATAGAAATATTTGGTCTTGTTTAGGAAAGTCTCCGTGATTTCATCGGACGCAATCGCGAGAGATTTCTTCCGGGTTTCGCGTTCGGCGTGCGCGGTCTGGTAGTTTTTGATGGATTGCGGGAGCTGGGTTTTCACATACGCGTGGATTCGTTCAAGGATATACTCGTTGCCGGGGATGGCCGCGTTTGTATTCCATATCTCCGAGAGAATGGCGATGGTGTCGGGGAGGGAAGCGGGAGCAGACATAATCTTACTTATCGAAATGGAATAAATTGTGAATATTATATACATATAGGTTTAACTATTTTATGCCAAATATTGTTAAATGGGTTAAGAATACACTAGGTCGAAATAATTGTAAAATGTTTATAGAAGAATACATTAAAAAATACGATGAGATTGTTAAAAGCACCCTGCCGGACCCACCCAGACGAACTGAACCTGGAATATATTTTGTTAACTTTATTGACACTTGTAAAGATTGTCTATTAACAAACAAACATTATTATCATTATGGACGAGATAGTAACACATGTAGACAATTAGGTGGACCGGGGCCTACATTAGCATATTCTTTATTATTGAAGTATATTGTTCATAATGCGAAAAGTTATAATAAAGACGACGCTAGAAAAATTCACGAGCTATTATTCTGGTTTGAACAACAGGGTGTTACGTATTTAATAGTAATTCCTTATGATGAAAAATGTAATTTAATATTTAATAATTATAATATTTCTCCACTTTATTTTGGGGAAAAGGATGGAACTCTTAGTTATTGCACTCGTAATGGAACCTTATTCACGAACGGTATGGAAATATCAAATACGAGGGTGAATGCGTTATTAAATAAAATACACGATTTAGGACATGACGCGGATGCCGATGACGATGAAGACAATCCGGTTGATGTTGGTGGAAAACGGCGAACAAAAATGAATACACGTAAATACCGTTATACTCATCGCCGCCGCCCTTCCACCAAACGCGCCAAACGCCGCACCACCCGTCGGCGTTAACAAACCCATTATTTTTGCTAGATTGCGGAAAAAATAATGGAATAACCGATTTAGCGCCTGCGCGAAAGCTTGCGACGGTTCTTGGAGCCGCAATTCTTGCGAGAACGGCCGCCCTTCTTGCTTTTTTTGGCAGACTTCTTTTGGCGACGGCGCCTGGAACGACGGCCGCCGCCTGCGTATGGGGGGCCGGGAAGGGGTTTCTCGGCTTGTTCGCTTTCTTCGCCTGCGTCTGGGGGGCCGGGAAGGGGTTTCTCGGCTTGTTCGCTTTCTTCGCCTGCGTCTGGGGGGCCGGGAAGGGGTTTCTCGGCTTGTTCGCTTTCTTCGCCTGC